CTATATTTAAACCGGAAAGCTTAACTAACTTGGAAACACACCCAAAAGTAATAAGCTTAATGCTTTGGGCTAGATCACAGCAAGGATTCGGTAAAGTACTTAATTGGTATTACAACCGTGACATTACGGACTTTGACCCATCAAAGCCAGCACCTAACACTAAGTACAAACAAGTTGCTATTCAAGCTAGTAAAAGTCCAATTGAAGCATTTGCACAAGAGCTTTGCACATTTGTGGTCGAAAATCTTGATGGAATTGCTGCATTTACTCCAACACATTTGGAAATACTCTGCGAAAGATGGGGCCATGATGCCCGTGCTAAAACACAATACATTAAGAAAGCCTTGCTAAATTATGGTGAAGTTGAATCAGGCAAAGTGGTCAAAGTCCGCGGAAAAAGCTCTAGAGTGACTATCTTCAAAGTTACAAATGCATTGGCCAAAAAGTGTAACTTTACCAACTACGGAGAACTTAGCATGTTGGCTGAAGAAACAGATAATGTTGTAAAAAGAGAATTAGAACTATAGTATTACACAAGTTACATAGAAGTTACATCGAAGTTACACGTGAAAAGTAGCTAAGCTGTTGATTTTAAAGACAAGTTACAAAGTTACAAAGTTACATTAATAATTAAAATAATAATAATATATATATATAACGTCGTCGTATAATAGTCTCTAGAATGTTTGTAACTTTGTAACTTGTAACTTTGTAACTTTGACTTTAAACTATTGTGTAATCTATCCAAATAAATAGATAGAATGTATTTTATTTTCTACCAATTACTATCATGAGCAATAAGAAAATCGGAAGACCTACGTTATATAAGCCAGAGTACTGCGACTTAGTCATTGAGCTCGGAAAAAAAGGCTTTAGTCGCGAAGCAATTGTTGCAGAATTAGACATTCACTACAATACTTTGCTGTTATGGGCTGATCAGCACGAAGTGTTTATGGTCGCCTTGGAGCGCGCTAAAAACTTTGAGCTTGTATTCTGGGAACGGATTGCTATGGAAAACATAGTTGAGAGACCGAATGGATCCAAAGTGAACGCAAATCTCTGGTCTAGGTCAATGGCAGCCAGATTCCCAGCGAAGTACCGAGACAATAGTAAAGTCGAAGTCACGGGCAAGAATGACGGAGCTATTCAGGTAGATGTAGTTCATGACTTTGCGCAAGAGCTTATGAACGAAGTACTTAGTATTAGACAAGATGACGGTCGCACAGTCGATACATGATCATGTAGATCAAAGGCTTAAGACAGGCCCGAACATAGAGCATGCTTCCCCTGAATGGAAGGCTGCAATTAAAGCTCGCCTTAAATGGCTTCAAATGGCTAACCAGCATCAAATCCCGCCAAAAGGCGATTGGTGGAACATATGGCTTTTACTTGCAGGTAGAGGTGCAGGTAAAACTAGATGTGCGGCTGAATGGGTTTGGTGGCAAGCTTGGACGCATCCAAAAACGCGTTGGTTGGTCTCGGCTCCGACATCAGGTGACCTTCGAGACGTATGCTATGAAGGAGACTCAGGCATATTAAGCGTAGTGCCTAAAGCAATTGTAGAAACGTATTATAAAAGTTTACACGAGGTAATACTAAAGAATGGCTCTATCATTAAAGGTATAGCTGCTTCAGAGCCTGAGCGTTTTCGGGGACCTCAGTTTCACGGTGGTTGGCTTGATGAGTTAGCTGCTTGGCATTACCTTGATGAAGCTTGGAACATGCTGCAATTTGGTATGCGACTTGGCAAGCAGCCTTTATTGATATGCACAACAACGCCAAAAACAAAGCCTTTAATACTTGACTTGGTGAATAGAGATGGTGAAGACGTTTGCTATACAACGGCATCTACGTATGATAACTTAAAGAACTTAGCGCCGACTTTCAAGAATCAGATTCTCCAGTATGAAGGCACATCTTTAGGCCGACAAGAGATTTATGCCGAGATCATTGACCCAGAAGAATCAGGCATCATCAAGAGGAAGTGGCTTAGACTTTGGCCTGCCGATAAACCATTGCCACAATTTCAATATGTCATACAAAGTTATGATTGCGCAACATCTGATAAGACAGCCAATGACCCAACAGCTTGCACTGTTTGGGGAGTGTTCAAGCCTTTGGACAAAGCAATGTCAGTCATGCTAATTGATTGTTGGGACGAGCATATGAAGTACCCAGACCTTCGACCTCGTGTCATTGATGAGTTTGCAAACATCTATGGCGATAATGACGAATTTGGCAAAGGCAAAAAAGTTGATTTGATTTTAATTGAAGACAAGTCAGCGGGAATTAGCTTAATTCAAGATTTGCAAAGAGCAGGATTGCCTGTTCGTGCTTATAATCCTGGGAATGCTGACAAAACACAACGACTAAACATAGTTGCGCCACTAATTCAAAAAGGCTTAGTGTATATTCCTGAGTCAACTTCTAGAGAAGGTATGGCAAGAGATTGGGCCGACACTTTGATCAATCAGCTATGTGCTTTTCCTGAAGTACGGCATGATGACCTTGTTGACTCAACTAGTCAAGCCTTAAGATATTTGCGTGACAGCGGTTTTCTTGTGCTGGATTATTTGTATAATGACGAAGACAAATACGTTGACGATACTCAGCCTAGAAGGGTAAACCCATATGCCGCATGATGAAGATCTGGCTCGCATGAAAGCGGAGATGTTGATGCAAAATCAACCGTCATATGACGATGGCGTTAGCTTACTTGAGTCCAATCCAAGTATGGTGCAAGTTGGCTTGTTTGGCAAAGGCCCAAAACCCGTTAAACCCATGTCACCGCCTATTGATGTGCAACGAAGATCTATCCTAGGCTTGAAACCGCAAGCAGAGTATCCTGTACCAGCTATTCGAGCAACAGACATTCCTGTTCCCACATCTAACTTCCCAGCATCTGCAACACAGCAACCACCTCAACAAGCACCCACACCTGCTCAACCTGTAAGTCCACTTCAGTCTTTGGCAAACAAAGCAATGAATGCGCCTATATCAAGACGTGAAGTCCTTAAAAAGGTTGGCCAGACAGCAGTGGGTCAAATACTTCCTACACCTAGCGTTACAGATGTCGTACCTGAGATTATGTCACCATTAGCTGCGGCTGCACAAAATACTCCCCACAACACTTTTGTTCCTAATCCGGGAGTTGATAAGTACGTGCAAGACTACGTATCAAATATGTTCTCTGATATGGAAGCATCGGAGCCGTTTGCTGCTACCACGTCTACATACACCTTTGTGCGTGATTATTTAGATGGCCGTGTTCCGCAAAAAGAGCTAAATAAGTTCGATAAGCTAAAAAATCGTGTGGATAAGTACTACGACAATGACGACGAATACTCCGACGAGGCGACAACCGCGCAAGAATCTTTGGCAAACTTTATTCAAGAGAAGCTTAAGTTACTTAAACCTCATGAGTTGTACGACGTACATGAGAACTTAATTCAAGACATGCCATCGCCTGAAGAGTTCTATAACAGCATTTTAGAATCTAGAGGCGGTCAAGGGCTTGAATCTCTTGGTGCTGAAGGGTTTGCAAAATATCTTGAAGCATCTGAAAAATCTCCAAAGCTTGTAGTTCCAGAAGCACCCACGCCTGCTCAACCTGTCAGCCCGTTAAATGACTTGGCTAACAAAGCATTACAATTCCCTGTGTCTAGACGTGAAGTTCTTAAAACGGTCGGCCAAGCTGCTTTGAATCAAGCATTACCTGTGTCTAAAATGGCTGATGTCGTGCCTGATATTATGTCACCATTAGCTGAAGTTGCAAAGACCACGTTTGCAAAGAATGGTAACATTGACTTTCATCTTGGTGATTTTATTCATCATGTATTTAGTGATGCATATGCGCAAGATCCGCAGGCGACGGCACAAGATGCATGGTTATTAGCTCGTGACTACTTAAAAGATCGTATATCAAAAGAGAAACTTGATTCTATGGATGCGTTGGCTAACACACCAAATGGAGAACAGGATAAGTATTCTTCAGACGATATATCTAATAAAGATGCGCATGAGTTGTACATTCATATGCAATATCAGCTAACTCACAACTTAAAACCACACGAAATGGTTGATGTGTTATGGGAGTTAACGCCTAAACATGACAATGATGAGCATGACTTATACGATATTATGTCTAAGTTTTATCAGTACGACCCAAGATCATACCAACCTAAGTTTGCAGAACTAGGATTAAAGCCTAAGCAAGGTGATCGATCATTTGAGTTCCAAAGCTTAGTAACGCCTGAAGAGTTTAGTAATTATCTTGATCAATCATGGAAACAAGCGCAAGAAGAAAATAAAGCGGCTAAAAACAAACCTGAAAAGAAGAGTAAATAATGGCTATATCAACTGATGCAATGGGCAATCAAATCGGCTATGACGATAGTGATGAACCAGCGCAAAAGCCTTTAACCCTTTCTGATCTTAAGAGCCCTCTTACAGCTGCGGTTACTAAGATTAAAGATGTAGCCACTAACTACAACCCTTTAATGCTAATGAAGTCATTACAAGATGTAGGTAGATCCACGGTTGTCAATCCTGCCATTGGCTTGCTTGGAATGGGGCAAGGTATTGTACGGTCAGTGCCTGAAGTATCTAATGACATAGCTAATTATTTTAAGACAGGTCAAGTTAACACAACAGGTTACGATACAGCGGATTATTTAGCTAAAGAGTTTGCTAAGATGCATGTGCAACCTGCACAAACTTTACCAGGCCAGCAATTTGACCAATCATTATTAGATGCATATGGCACGGCTACTAAGACGTACAAAATGCCACATGCTTCGCCTTTAAGCCCTAAAGGTGGCATTATTGGTAACCTAACAGGACTTGAAGAACGTAGACCTTTTATTGCGCCTAGCGACTTAAGAGCCGCCATAGGTAAAGGGCAAATAGTTGCTAAAGAACTAGGTGATTTACCGCAAGACTTTAGAAATGCGCAATCAGGTATTCAAAAACAAAATATTCTTGGTGAGCCTACATTAGGTGTTAAGGCACAAGGTGTTGCCGATACAATTGGTGATGTGATAGCCAAGCGTGAAATGCAAGGCTTACCGCCTATTCCAGGGATTCCTGCTTCTTTACAGCCTAAGACAAAGCTTAATGCGGTTAGACCTGAAGGATCGCCTATGCTTTCTGCAACAACACAGAAAGTTCCATTGACTTTAAGCGGAATGGATGAGCTCATTAGGGATATTGTGCCAAACAATGGCATGCCTGACAGAGAAGATTTTAATTCTCTTTACCATCATTACATTCTGGACGATGGAACGCATGAAAGTAATTTTCAAGCGTTTAAGCGTCAAAAAGCGTTAGAAGAATTCCCAGGGCTAAGTGATTGGGAAGCAGAACGTGCAGTAGGTTTGAAATACCCACGTTATGAAGGGTTTGACTATAACCAAAAAATAATAGATGAATACGCCAAACTAACCGGTTTGCCGTCTATGGGACAGTTTGAAGATAATTTCAAAGCCGGGGTAAAGGCGCTGACTGGCCCATTTAAGAATTACATTTCAAAGTATGTAGGCACAGAAAAAGATCCATTGCTAAATGAAGCATTAAAAGGCATTACAATGCTTGCAAGAGACGATCTTGCTGAAACACGATCGCCTGATGAGTCGCTACAAAGATCTCGCACGGCATTTGACCCTGATAAGCCACATGGTGTTATACACCCTAAAATGCTAACTAAGACTAAAGATATTGAGAAGACACAAAAGAAAGCAGATGAGCTTACTGCAAAGATAAATGAAATGACTAGTCAAGCTAGAGCACAAAATACTCGAAGCGTTACAATTCCTGGTTTTAGCGAAGCAAGCGCGGAGTTGGGCAAGACAAATAGGGCGTTGGCAAAACAGCACAATGAGCTTGAAGATATTAAGCTAGCTAATCATTACGAAAATATTGCCGATGACAGCATCGTCATGATGACGGCACAAAAGATGTGGAACAAAATACCACCTGCAGAACATCAGTTTTTCCCACAACTTAAACGCATAGTTGAAAACAACCCAAATACATTGGTGTATGACATTGCCCCTGGCAAAGCACATCAATTAGGTTTGCACGAAATTGGTAGAGATTTGTTTAATCAGTTTTTAACTGGTAAGATGAATGATAAGACATTTTCAAGAACGCCAATCGATATGTTTGTGCGTAATCAAACTAAAGAACGTATAGATAAAGAGCTAGGTGAAAGAAAATCATCTACTGAACGTAAAGTAAAGATCGAAGATTCATTAAGAGAAGACTTAAGAGATATTCCTGATGCAAATCAGTATAAGAATGTTAAAGTTATTGAAGTAGATCAAAACATGACACCTGAGCAAATTGAATGGCACTTAAGTCAAGAATGTGAAGTAAACGACCATTGTATGGCTGAAGCATATCGCAACCCTTCAAATAAGAATCTATGGACTAAACAACCTAGATCATACCAATCGCTAGTTGACGTATCATCAAGAACGTCTGAAAACAAGTGGGGTACACGTTTTCCTGACACAGCTACAAAGCCTCTTACATCGTATATGCGCGATGCCATGGAAGGTAAGTCTAAATTCTCTTTAATGCGAGATGATAAGACAGGAATGCCTGTTGGTGCTATTCAGTTTAGCGATCGTAGAGAAGGTAAGAATGGTAAGTCGACGTATATAATTGGTTGGGCCACACAATACAAAAATGCAGATATAGCGCCAAAATACCGTGAAGCATTTAAAGACTACTTAAATGCAAAGTCCGATGAGATTAGAAACTTAGATCATACTGAAAAGTCTGGCGTATACGACACTAAAGCAGTAAGTGCTAGGTTTTTAGCAAGTAAAGCTGGTATGCCTGAAGCAGCGTTTAGGGTTGCTTCAGATGCAACTGGATTGCCTAGGTTTGTCACGCAAGAAGATTTGGCAGGCTTAAAAAAGTACATACAACCTTCATCACCTGTTGCCGTTACAAGACGGCAACAAGGCAATAATGATAGATTGAATGAGTTAGTCGATTTAAGCACACAATTACTGCATGAAATGCGTGCCATAAGACCAAATGATTTTCCATCACGAGCTGAATTTGACATAGCATTTGCGGATTTGGAAAGTAGGTTTGCGGATGTCGCGCAACGGAATATTGACTTAACTAGGCGGTTAGAGCAAGACTATCCAGGAATGACTAATAATGCTAGGTATTTAATTGGCAGTCAAAACACATTAGTTCCAATACCTAATATTTACACATCAGGTCTTAATGCCACAGTTAAAGCTGCATATAGAGCATATCTTGAAGACGTTGAAAGTGAAAATTTAACACACGAAGAAGTGTCAGGAACACTAATCGCTGCAGAACAAATGCTTAATCCTGAGCATACGGACCCACAAGACTATGGTGTTAACACCGATGAAGAACTGCATGATCTAGGCCGAATGTTAGCTGAGCACGGTGATGCAGTTATTTATTATATCCAACGTGGTAATAATATCGAAGGACAAGTTCCAGCACAACAACAAGCTGTACAGCCATATCAATTTCCTGATATTGAAGGGCTACGTCAAGAAGTACCTTTATTAGCGCATTTAAATGATGGAACAATAGAGAGCATACATGATGTTGCAACATCCATAATTAACGGGAATGCTGATCCCACTTATGGGCGCAGAAGTATAGAGCAAGTTATAAGCACTTTACAAGGTGGCATTAATTTCGCCGGCACAAGAATTCATCGTGAACGCGAAGGCGTGGCAATTGCGCTTCAGCATTACTTAGATCGTACTGACCCTGCACAACAACAGCCTGC